GCGTCTATCAGGTGATGTTTCAAGCACCTTGTTGCCAAAACAAATTGGTGATATATCAACAACAGGTGCAACCTATGCATTGCGCCAAGCAGCACGCGAACGTGTACCGCTATATCGCAACCTTCGTAACTCGCGATGGTTTGAACAGATGCCAAAGAATGCTGTGATTATGAACGGCTCAGGCTTGGACCGCGCCAAGTCAATCCTCAACTACGGCAACTACATGCGAGGAATCAAACTAGACAAGAACCTCCCTGAAGAATACGAACGCTTCATGGGTTCAGTCGTAAACGCATTTGCTGTATCAGACCCCGCCGCACAAAAAGTAGCAGTAGAAGAACTATTCGACGACGCTGTAGGTCTACTCTTTGAACAGGCTGGCGGAAAAAACGTTAAATCCTTTGCTGACGAAGTAATCAAAAAAGCAAAAGACGTGCGAACCGAAGCGAGAACCTTTAACATAAACGAACTAGGAACATTGGACGACGGTGGTTTAGTGGCAGCACTAGCGGACTATGTTCCAGCAGACCAGTTGCGTAGATTCACACCAGAGCAACTCCGCGAAGCGGTACTGTCGGGTCCAGGGTCACTCGTAGAACTACAAGACTTTGTTCAAGTTCTTCCAGACTTCAGAGCAATGCGCGCAATCACAGCAAACCCGATGATTCGCCGTGCAGTCCTCAACAAAAAAGGCAAACAACGCGCACCATTAGCAATCACAGAATTCGTACAAAACGAAATTTGGAAACCAGCCGCACTAGCAACAGGCGGCTATGTAATGCGAAACATGATTGACGCCCAAACACGTATCGCCATGTCAGGGCTAAAAGGATTCTTCAACCACCCATTCCAATACATCCAAATGGCAATGGGCGACAGAGCAATCGGTGGAATCACAGCCAACGACCTTGGCAACCCACAACTCTGGAACGGCAAACTCACCGAACTAATCGGCTCACACGATGCACGAATGGCAGACCTCCAAGAAGCCCTCACCTTTGGCTCCTATGTCGGTTTAGATGACCCTGTACGAGCATTCGAAAAGCAACTACGCAACGGTAACTTCTCTATTGCTGACGTTGGTGACGCACCAGCCCACACCACAGGTTATGTTGACAACCTTGGTCAAATCGCAGCAGACCCAGTATTGCGCCAAGTTGCATTGCTCAACTCGCTCTCACCAGAAGAACGCGGCAGCCAAATCCTCAGATGGTTTGAAACCCCTGAAGGTCAAAAAGAAGCAGCCCGCGTCATTAGGTACTTCCGAAACGGTGTAAAAGTAGCCGACCCACAAACAAGCAAATACGAAATTATCAAATTCACCAACGTCCCAGAACAAGAAATCCTGGACATCTGGGTTCGTCGCCTTTCAGAAAACAAAATCAACACTATTGTGCGCGGAGACAATGACCTTCAGTTTGTTATCGCCAACAACAGAGTGCCTCTATACCAGAAGGTACGCAACGCTGACGGAACAATGGCTCCTGGGCGTGTCCGTGCCGCAACCATCGAACGACCAGAACAACTATTAGATGAAACGCAACGCGCAGTCGGTCAAATAGTACGTGATGGCGAAACAGAAAGCGTTGTTGTGGCTTTGCGTGACTCAACACCAGCAGACATTGACCCATTTACAGGCGTCCAAGAAACAGGACGAATTGCCGTTTTGCAACCAGTAGAGGTGGGCGATGCGTTCGAAGGCGACCTAGGTTCTGATGCGCTTCGTAACCTAATCGGCAAAAAACGTGAAGAAGGACTACTTGCAAAACAAGTAAAGGTTGCACAGCGTGGACTACCAGCAAATCCTGATGTCCGCAAACGTGCATTGGACTCTTGGCGCGCGAGCACCGACTGGTTCTTCAACCGTCTCTATGGTCAAGCAACACAAAAACTAGAACGCTCAGTCGTATACCGCCAATACTTCTACAAGGAAGTATCAGACAACCTTGATTTGTTGTCACGCACAGAAGCACAACGGCTAGTTGACAACGTGACACGTTTCGCCACAGACCTTGAAACCACCCCAGAACTTTATGTTGGTGATAAAGGCATTTGGCGAAGCATCCAAGACGCGGCAACAAGCGGCAACGCTGACGCTGTAGGAACCGTTCAACAACTAGAACAATACGCCTCAGCAGTAGCCCTCAACTCAACCAAAGAACTGCTCTATAACGCCACAGAACGCAACAACCTTGAAGACATCCTCCGCGTTGTCGTGCCTTTCGCTGGCGCATGGAAAGAAGTCATGGGAACATACCTCGACTTCCTCATCGAAGACCCAACCCGCATCCGCCGCGCACAACTTGCATTCACAGGAGCAACCAACTTCGACCCAGACAACAACGGCGAAGGATTCTTCTATAAAGACCCAACCACAGGTGAATACAACTTCAACTTCCCAGGCTCAGGCTGGCTTGCAGAACACCTGACAGGCGTAAACGCTCCACTACAAGCACCAGTAAAACGTCTCTCAATTGGTCTTGGAATCATCCCTGGAGTCGGTCCAGTAGGGCAACTCGCTGCATCCGAAATCATCCCAGACACCCCACAGTTCGATGAGATTTCCAAAATCATCATGCCATATGGTCGCAAAGAAGGATTCCCAATTGCACCAACATGGTTGACCCGCGCCAAGCAAGCAATCGAAGGCAACACGGTAAACATGGAAACCGTATTCGCCAACACCTACATCGAAACCCTGAGAGCATTAACTGTTTCAGGTGAATACGACCTTGCTAACCCTGAAGAAAAAGAAAAACTGTATTCCGATGCACGCAATAAAGCCAGAATCCTGGCAGGAATGCGCGTGCTTGGACAGTTCATTGGACCAACCAGTCCATCAGCCGAGTTCAGAGTTAACTCAAAACAAGGCGATATTTACGGCACAACCCTCGTTCAAGAGTTCTACAAACTCCAAGCAGAAAACTATGATACAGCAGTATCACGATTCTTGGACACATACGGCAACGATGCGCTCCTCTATGTGTCTTCCAAAACAGAAGCAACTGTTGGCGGTCTAGAACCAACAGAAGCATTCGGTGACTGGGAACGTGGCAACGAAGACCTGTTCAAAAAATACCCAGATGTAGCAGGATTCATGGCACCTGGCGGCACAGACTTTGACTTCCAAGTGTGGAACCGTCAGGTAACTACTGGAAAACGTCGCCGTTTGACTGACCGTGAACTGGTTGCACAGGCAGAATACAAGGTTGGCGCATCCAAATACCGCGCATTGAAAAGCCAACTTGGTGAATCACCATCCCAAGAACAGCGTGCATGGCTGCGAAACTGGAAGGAAGAACTGTACAAGCAGTACCCTGGTTTCTTGCAGAACTCTAAGTTTGACCCGAATGCTTTGCCACGCAAGATTGAACAAATGAAATTGATGGTCGCTGACCCTGCGCTTGGTGATAATGACGCCGCACAAGGATTGGCAAAGTACCTTGGGTACCGCGACCAAGCAATCCAGCAGGCTGAACTTGCAGGCTACAAGTCTTTGGCGTCTGATGCGGCTCAACCTTTGCGTGACTGGTTGAGTAGTATTGCAGTTGCGATTGTAAAAGAAACCCCAGAATTTGCAAGAATCTTCGAACGAGAATTGTCATACGAGGTAGACCAATGACCGAAATACCAGTACCAGTAAATGAATCAAGTGGTCTAAGTCAAACCGCACCAGGCATCGGTGGAGGGAAAAACTCTCTATCTGGTGGCGACCTGAAACCAATGCAGGTAACTGTCAAGCCTGGTCAAAAAGTAAATGTCCCAGAGTCAGAAATTGTTGACCCTCAACGGAATTTGCTGCCAACCACCGAAGCATCGTCGGCGCGTCTACGCGAAAGCGGCTCAACAATTACGTTCGGCTATACAGGGTCAAATCTCGTTGATAAGACAGGTGCAATTTCACGCCCGCAATATGACCCAAACACCGAAGCGTATTCCTATATCGCAAAAATGGATACGACGGAACGCTTGCAGTTTTTGAACAAGTTGCAAAGCCGCGGTCTGTACGGCAACCAGAAACCATCTACCACGGGGTTTGCGTCAAAAGACATTGGTGCTGTGCAGGACTTTTTGCTTTACTCAAACAGTAAGCGCGTTACTGGAGATGTGGGCTTGTCCCTACTTCTTGCAGAGTTCGGAAATGTTGGTGGTGGTGGTGCTGCAATCAGAACCACAGCCAAGGAAGACATCCGTGCAGTATTCAAAAATGCTACTAGCAGGATTTTAGGTCGCGAGGTTCCACCAAACGTTATTGAAAGATTTGTTAAATCGTTTGAGGGTATGGAAATCACTGAAGCCAGGGGTGGTGCTAAGGCTCCAAGCCTTCAAACCGCTGCTGAAACGCAAGTAGAAAAACAATTTGGCGCCGAGGCTGGCGCTGTAGGCATGATGTCCCTGTTCGATATTCTGGATAAATCAATTAAAGGACTTGCATAGTGGCTGAAATAAACGACTTTGAATCTTTTACAACTCTAAAAGATTATGAAACCAACGTTAAGGCAGCACAAACCGCGCTTGATAATGCCGAAGCAAATCAAACCCGCGCTCGCACAGCCTTTAATTCTGGAGCGAGAACATTCCAGTTCAATGGTGAAACACTTGACTTAACAGGTATTAGAGATTTACTTCCAAGTCTTGCTGAAGAAAAAAGCAAAGCAGAAAAAGCGCTTTCAAAAGCAAAAGAAGTGTTTAAGATTGCCAAGGAAAAACAAAAAAATCCTTTGCGTTCAGCAACCAAAGCATTGTCTATTGCTGAGGACAATCTTAAGACGGTCCAAGACCAGTTTCGCCGTGGTATTGCAACAGAAAAAAATGTTCGCGATGCTGCCGCAAAGATACAAACCATTACAACTGATATATCACGCATTAAAAATGGTGAAATTGCGTTTGCTGGAGCCAACTATACATACGGCTTTGAATCAGAAGTTGGAAAAGTTGAAGGCGCAACTATACCGACAACAGAAACACAGGATATTGCTGCACAGAAAAAAGCAAATGTTTTTAAATCGCAAGAAGAAAAAGAACCTACTGTAACTAAAACAGAAAAACTTGTTGTTAATGGCAGCCCAATTATTCGCTATTTCTATAGTGACAATTCAACAAAAGATGTTGCTGATACTGGTCAAAAACCAGCCGTGGTTGGTGCAACAAAATCCAACACAGAAGTTCAAACTGGCGGAACAACCACGCCAGAAACCACTGTTACGACTGATGTAAATGCCAGAAAAGAATTTGTTGACGCAGAACTTGTCAAGCGCAAACTGGAAGACACCCCAGAAAACCGAGCGATGCTGCGCAAAGAATATGCAAAATTGCCTAGCGTTGCATCAACAGACTGGGAGTCAGCGTTCCGTGCTATCGACCCATCGAAGGCTTGGTTGCTTGACGAAGACCGAACTAAGTATCCGCAACTATTTGCTTTGCTGCAAAAAGCCCACGACGAAAAATACTATGACACCCCTGAGGGTCAAGCACGTTTTCAAGCAGAATTAAAAGGCGTAGATTTCTACAAGGAAATTGCCACTTCTGGCAAAGTTCGTGAAATCAAAAACATTGTTGGCGACCTTGGGTTTGATAGCACAGACTTCAGCAAGTTCGTTGCCAACTCCATTAACCGTGGTTGGACTGGCGACACGTTAAAGGCTGAAACCTATAAGGAAGTTTTCCGCAGAAACCCTGATGGGGTTTATGCAAACCCTACAGCAGTCAAGCGTGCCACACAAGGTAACGATTACTTGAACATGCAGTTGATTGCAAAAAACTATTTTAACGAAGCGCCACAGTCAACCATTGAAAACATCCTCACTGGTGGAATCACGGTAGATGATTTCCAGCGCCAGCAACGAGTAATGGCAAAGCAACGCTACGGACACCTATCTGAGTTGATTGACCAAGGTGTAACCCTTGAAGACTTGGCATCAAATTACAGGCAATCCGCTGCGAAACTTCTTGAAATTGACCCGAACCAAATCGACATGTCACAAGGTGACTATGAAGTTGCTTTGTCTTTTGGCGAGGAAGGCAAGAAGCGCGCAATGACCACGGGTGAGTGGGAGAGACTGTTGCGTACTGATGCACGTTATGGTTGGGAAAAGACAGAGAACGCCAAGTCTGAGGCACGTAGTTTGGCATCTAATATCGCAGAGGCATTCGGGAGGATTATCTAATGAGTGACATATTCGGTGTACAAGAACGCATGGCTGATTTCCCTACTGCCGTATCTGCCGCATCGCAGCGGATGCAAACCTCAACAGACCCGCTTCAACAACAGTTTGAGGCGTTTTACGACTACCGCAATAGCCTGCTGACCCCACAACAAAAGAGCAGTTTTGAGCCTAAAGCAATCAACACCTACTACGAAGGTAGCGGTGCTGACCGCATGCAAATCACCGAGTTTGACAACGGTTATATCAAGCGCGTAGCAGCACCACAGGAAAGCATGAGTGATGCTGTAAGCAAGTACATGAAGCAGCAGAATGCTTTAGAGTTCCAGCAGGGCGTAGAAACCGCCACCACTATTCTCCAGTCGACGTTCAAGTATTACGGTCTTGAAGACCCACAACTTGTCGGTGATATTAAAACCGCATTGGCTGAACGCCGTATCACAGGTGCATCTAGCATCGATGATATTGGTGTGCAGTTGCGTGAAACGGAAGCGTTCAAGCGACGCTTTGCCGCAAACGAAGCACGGCTTGCCGCTAAGAAACCAGCCTATTCTGTATCACAGTACCTTCAGTTGGAATCTTCATACCGTCAAGCACTCAACGCATCAGGCATGCCAAAAGACTTCTACGACACCCCAGAAGACTTCCAAAACTTCATCGCCAACGACATCTCGCCAGACGAAATCCAATACCGTGTGCAACAAGGATACGAGGCTGTCAAAAACGCTGACCCAGCAGTAGTTAACGAACTCAAAACCCTCTACGGGCTAGACGACTCCACACTCGCCGCATACTTCATCGACCCAAACAGAACCAAAGAACAAGTTGTCCGTTCTGCCCGCGCCGCAGAAGTGGCAGCACAAGCCCGCCAACAGGCAGGCATCAGCCTCACCGCACCACAAGCAGAACTGCTATCAACCCAAGGTGTCACCGAATCCACAGCCCAAGCAGGCTTCGCAAAAATCAAACAATCAGAACAACTACTCAACCCCCTCGCTGGTGAAGAAGCACTCACCCAAGAAGAACTCATCGCAGGCACATTCGGAACAAGCGGCGCAGCAACACAACGAGTAGCAACAACACGACGCCGACGTCAAGCAGCATTCGAAACAGGTGGCAAAACAACCTTCGGCACCGTCGGGCAATAGCCTGATTGCATTCTGTCTTACAACAGGATAATGTAACGAACGATACTTTGAACAGTAGGAACCTGTGCGGGCGCCCCCCGACTCGCACGGCGCATACGGGGTGTACCAATCAACTAAGCAGCCATCACTTCCCTCCGATGTGATGTGGGCAAAAGGAGCGTGCCATAATGTCACAGTTTGACAACTACGACGAAGACCAAACAGAAGAAACCGAAACTCGCAATCCGTTGCGGGCAAGGATGAAGCAACTGGAAAAGGAAAACGCAGAAGCCAAAAAACTTCTCGCGGAAGCCGAATCCGAAAGACGAGAACTAGCCTTCGTGAAAGCGGGTATTGACCCAACCTCACCGATGGCAAAGTACTTTGTCAAAGGATACGACGGCGAACTAACCCCAGAAGCAATCCGTGAGGCTGCAGTCGAGGCGCAATTGATTAGTCCACCCGTAGCACCATCCCAAACCGATGAGGCAAAGGCTTGGAACCGAACCGCAAAAATAGCGGCAGGTTCACAAACCGCACAGCCTCCAGTCGATTGGGCGCGACGTTTGGAAGAAGCAGAGTCGCCACGAGAAGTTGAAAAAATTTTGGCAGAGGCACGAGCAGCAACAGAAAACTCATAAACCTCTAAACCAAAGGAATAAAAATCATGGCAGGCGAAACCCAACTCTCGTCACTGTCCGTAGACCAGGTAGCATTTGACCGTCTCGCGTATTTCGCGTTGCGTTCAGAACTCTTGTTCGACCAGGCAGCAGACGTACAACCAGTACAGCAGGCAATGCCAGGTACAGGCGTAACATTCACCATCTTCGCAGACATTGCAGCAGCAACGTCAACGTTGAACGAAGTTACCGACGTAACCCCAACAGCATTGTCCGACAGCCAAGTAACCGTAACTCTTAACGAATACGGTAACGCAGTAGTAACCACCGCCAAGTTGCGTGGAACAGCGTTCTTGGATGTTGACACAGCAGCAGCAAACATCATCGGATACAACGCAGGCGATTCAATCGACCAGGTTATCCGTGAAGTTCTTGCTGGCGGAACCAACGTTGTTTACGCAACGGGTGGAACCACCACACCAACCAGCCGTGAATCGATTTCAACAGACGACGTACTCGCCGCTGACGATGTTCGCAGGGTAGTTGCACAACTCCGTGGCGCAAACGTCGCAACGTTCGAAGGTTCGTACATGGGATTCATTCACCCAGACGTATCGTACGACTTCCGTTCAAGCACCGACGCATCGGCATGGCGTACCCCAGCAAACTACGTAAACCCAGAGGGTATCTACAACGGCGAAATCGGCAAGTTCGAATCCGTACGTTTCATCGAAACCCCACGCGCCAAGGTGTTCACGAACGCTTCGAACGGTACCAGCACAACTGGTTCAATCGATGCATACTGCACACACATCATGGGTCGTCAGGCTCTTGCTAAGGCGTTCAGCGTGCAGGATGGCAACGGTGCTGTACCGAAGATTGTCCGTGGCAACGTAACCGACATCCTCATGCGCTTGCAGCCATTGGGTTGGTACTGGTTGGGTGGCTATGGTCGCTTCCGCGAAGCATCACTCCGCCGTATCGAGTCAGCATCAAGCATTGGCTCCAACTAATAACTGATAACAGTTAAAGCAAAAGCCCCTCATTTCCCCTAGTACGGGAGGTGGGGGGCTTTCGTTTTGATACAATCACACAACATGCCCATTTTTGTTACACCACCAGAATCAAGTGTCCGTTTTTACGGTGCTAGACTGTTCGCCTTTTTACAACTAGGAATTCGCGGGAAAAACTTGTACTGGTTGAACAACGGAACTTACACCACCAACCAACCGTCAGAGATGGATACGGTGCGCCGCACATTCCTCGGTGGGCATGACAACTATGTGACAGACAGCGAAGCAGCAGCACTTATTGCGGCAGGTTACTCTGTGCTTCCTGGAACCTTTGAGTTAGACTCTGTATATTCTTCTAGTTTGGATTCTTCTGCGACGTTAGGTAACTAAATTTATGGCACAGTTCAAAAAGTTCACATCCGAAACCATTGAATCAGCAGAGTTCAATGATTATATTGCGTCGCAGGTTGTAGGCGTATTTGATTCTGCTTCTGCTCGTAACACATATTTTGGTGGCGGCGGGGCGTTCAGTGTTGCTGAGGGCATGGTCACGTATTTGAAGGATACTGGCGAGTTTCAGGTTTACAAGTCGACAGGGTGGACAACGATTGGTGCTACTGGTTCTACGGGTGCTACGGGGGCTACAGGCGCAACTGGTGCGACTGGTGCTACGGGTGCGACTGGTTCTGCTGGTGCGGCTGCTTCGATTACGTTGGGTGCGGTTACGACTGGTGAGCCTGGTTCTAGTGCTTCGGTAACAAACACTGGTTCTTCGTCTGCGGCTGTTTTCAATTTTGCTATTCCTCGCGGGTTGCAGGGTCCACAGGGTGCTGCTGGTGATAAGGGTGATACTGGTCTTACTGGTCCTGCTGGTACGGGGAATGTTTCGACGTATACGAATAATGTGTTTACTACTGAGCAGGTTATTGCTGCTGCGTCTGCAACGGATTTGTTGCGTATTACACAAACTGGTTCGGGTAATGCGCTGGTGGTTGAGGATTCGGCAAACCCTGACTCAACACCGTTTGTTGTCAATGCTGCTGGTTTGGTTGGTGTCGGTCTTGCCACTCCGTTAGCGGGCGTACATATCGCAGTTGGTGCTGACGCACTTTTTTCCGAACGAAGTGATGCCACCGCAAACCCGTCTAACATTACTTTTAGAAAATCACGCGGAACTACAACATCACCAACCGTTATCACATCTGGTGATATTCTTGGTAGAGTCCAGTTCAGAGGTTACGACGGTTCTGCATATACAAATGCTGCGTCAATCGCTGGAATATCCGAAGGAACTGTATCTTCAGGGATTGTTCCTGGATATTTGACTTTCAACACTAACTCTAGTGCTGGTGTTGCTACGGAGCGTATGCGTGTTGATTCCAGCGGAAACGTTGGTGTTGGTGTCACACCAACTGTGAGGTTGGAGGTTTTGGGTTCTTCAACAGTTGGAACACAAGGGAACGTTACAGCCGCTTTTGGTTCTTTGTCCACTGGTCGTTTGTTGGTTGGTTCTGTTACTGGAAATACACCGTTTATTGGTTCTGAAAGTACGAACCCTTTGGCGTTTACCACTAACGGTGTTGAACGTATGCGTATTGACTCTGCTGGTCAGGTCGGTATCGGTGTAACACCTGCCGCAGGTAGAAACCTCACTATCTCAAAAACAATAACTGGCTCAACAACATCAATAGCAGTTCTTTCCAGCGGGGCAGTCCAGTCTGATGTGACTAGCGAAGTTGCTTCGTTTAGGTCAAATGTGACCACCGCTGCTGCTTCGTTTACTCTTGCCACATTGTCCCATTATCAGGTGGTTCCTTCGGCTACTGCTGGTGCTGGTTCAACCATAACGACACAAATTGGTTTCAACGTTGCATCAACCATGACGAGTGCTACCAATAACTACGGTTTTTTTGGTGACATATCAGCAGCAACGGGTCGTTGGAACCTTTATATGAACGGTACAGCAGCCAACTATATGGCTGGTCGTTTGGGTGTTGGTGCAACGCTGACCAGCGGTGCGATGGCACAGGTCACGAACACGACAGCAGCCGATAAGGCGTTTGTGGTTAAAGGTGCAGCCAGCCAAACAGGGAACTTCTTTGAAATCCAAAACTCTGCTGGAACATCACAAATGTCGTTTGACTCAAACGGTCTTATTGCTGGCGCTGGGACATCCCTTGGCGCATGGACCGCATACACCCCGACACTTAGCGGTACAGGTTGGGCATTGGGTGACGGAACCCTCACTGGCAATTACTGTCAAATAGGAAAAACTGTTCACTTCCGTTTTTTTCTTACTTTTGGCTCAACCAGCACTTTTGGTGCTTCGGCAGATTTGTTGATTACGCTTCCTTCGGCGATGACAGCCAACGCACAGTCTATTGCTAATTTCAAAACAGCGTTCCGTGATGCTAGTGCGTCCCAAGTCTATGAAGGAGCGACAGTTGCGGGGAGTTCAACGGCTGTTGTTCCCATGCAGATTGGGACCATAGGGGCTTTAACAGCAGTTCGGTCCACGGTACCGTTTACCTGGGCAACTTCGGACTACATTCGTGTCCACGGGACATACGAAACCTCGTAACGGAGTATAAGATACAAGAACTCTGAGGGCAGGACAATCGCCCTTCGGATAGCATAAACCAACCAACCAAAAAGGAATAATCATGGCAATCGACTACACCGCACTACTCACCGTAGAGCAAAAACAAAACATCCTCAACCAACGCATCTCACAGTTTGCGTCAGAAGCATGGCAACATGAACTGAACAAACAAACCTGTGAACAGTTGAACGACGAAGCAGGCGTAACCTCAGCAAACAACGCTCTCACCACACTTGAAGCAGCAATCAACGTTCACCAAAATGAACTTGCTTCGCTGGAAGCGTAAACCACGCAAAGGTGCTTGCGACTGGCTAATCAACTATCTGTTTGAAAAATGATTAAACATCAAGAAACCCATCCATCGTTGGATGTTGAGGGGTGCTTTGCTTGCCGTGTATCTGGTATTCGCATGGGAACCAACACAACTACCAGTCGAGGGGCTAGGGTAGCGGAAGTTAATCAAACTGAACGCAACTGGAATAAAGATATGCCAGCATACAAACGTCTTCGCGCCGATGGCTTGCAACCTAAGAAGATTGATGGTGCTGCCGAGGTTGAAAAGAAAGCACAGGAATCATGGCAAGTGGAGACAGGGATTCTGCCAACTATCTAAACCTTGTTGGCGTCAACCTTGAACATGTTGGCTACGGCAAAATGGTTGTCGGACTTAAGACAGCATTAGCCCAAAAGGTCACACTTGTTGAAGACGCAGAGCATGTGGTCTTTGCCCTTCGCCCCAACCTCATTAAAGGCTGGCATCGCGCACAGAAACCCACCCTCCTTACCATGTGGGAAACGAACTGGCTACCCCCAGAGTTCGCTGACTACCTGCACAATTTCGAAAAGGTTATCGTGCCAAGCCTGCACAACTTTGACCTATTCTCCCAACACCACGACAACGTGCATGTCATCCCCCTTGGGGTGAACCGCAACATATGGTGTCCAAAGGATGTTGAGCGCACCGACACATACAAGATATTGTGTGGCGGGTCAGAGTGGTATCGCAAAGGCTTAGACGTAGTACTGGATACATTCAATAAGTTAGGGTTGCCTAACACCGAACTGCATATCAAGATTGTTCCCCCATACCTGTTCAAACCCAAAGACCTCAACTACCCGAACGTGGTAGTGCATGACCATTGGATGACCGAAGAAGAAGAAGCCAACCTTGTCTGTTCAATGGACTGCTTCATCTCTGTATCCCGCGGCGAAGGGTTTGGGTTGATGCCACTTCAAGCAATCTCAGCAGGCGTACCCACCATCCTGTCTGATGCTCACGGACACAGGGAGTTCTCTGACCTTGCCACCCATCGCATCCCTACCACTTCAGTACCCACCGCTAAAGGTGTATGGCAGAACATGGGTGACTGGGATGAACCTGACGCTGACGCACTAGCCGAAGCCATCATCGACATCGGCAAGAACCGTGAATGCTACCGCCAGAAAGCAGAAACCTATGCTGGGGAAACCGCTGCGTTTAATTGGGACACAGCCGCCAAGCAACTCCTGCAAATAGTGAAACCATCTAACACCCGTGTGGTATCTGATTGGCTACCCTTGGAACCGCTATGCCAAGTGCAGGTGAACCGTAAAATCAAAGCCACCATTGGCACACACAACATTGACCTAGCACCAGGAAAAACTTATGATGTAGTGTTAAACGTACGGAACGTACTGCGAAGCGCAGGATACCTAGTGGAGAAACAATGAAGAAGAAAGCATTTTGGGAAACAAAAAACCCCAACAAGAAATCCACCCCATTGACGCCATCCCAGAAGGCTGCTGCCAAGGCTCGTGCCAAAAAAGCAGGACGCCCGTACCCAAACCTGGTTGATAACGCTGCGGTAAAGAAGAAGAAATGATTGAGTACAGGGGCGAGAAGTTCGCTGGCTACAACAAACCAAAGCGCACACCCAAAGCCAACAAATCCCATGCGGTATTAGCCAAGACTGGCGACAAGGTCAAACTTATCAGGTTCGGTCAGCAGGGTGTCCAGGGTTCCCCTGATGGGTCCGCTAGGAACAAAGCCTTCAAAGCACGCCACGCCAAGAACATCGCTAAAGGCAAGATGTCTGCCGCATACTGGGCAGATAAAGTTAAATGGTAACATCTAAGAGTCGACAGGAGACATTATGCCAATGGTAGGAAAAAAAGAATTCAGTTACGGCAAAGCAGGAATGGCAGCCGCAGCAAAGGAAGCCAAGAAAACTGGCAAGCCAATGAAGATGAAGGAAAAGGCAAAGCCTAAGAAAAAGAAGTAAATGACAACAGCCGCAACCGTCATCGACAGGACGTTGCGACAACTGCTATCGGGGACGGTTGAAGCACGCAACAAACTGGCATCAACCATAGATGCAAATGCCACAACCGTGGTTGCCTCCTACCCGCTGGAAGGTTTGCGTACTGGACAAATTCTGGAAATCGATTCAGAACTCATGTACATCTGGACCGCTGACACAGGAACAAAAAGCCTTGTAGTTGAACGTGGCTACAACGGCACCACAGCAGCAGCACACACCGCTAACGCCCTCATCAAAGTCAACCCACGTTTCCCACGCGCACAAGTATTGGAATCGGTAAACGATGAGATAGCAGACCTGTCATCCCCGATGCACGGTTTGTTCCAAGTAAAAACTTTAGACATCGATTACAACGGTTCAGATACCATGATTGACCTTGTTGGTGTTACCAGCATCATTGACATTCTCAATGTATCTGTGCGTTATTTGACAGACGATTACCCTGTTGCACGCAAAATACGCCTGGTGCGTGATGTCCCAACAGATGACTTCCCATCAGGCTTTGCGTTACGGTTCGACCAAGGGGTATTCCCAGGGCGCCTACGCATCGTCTACAAAGCAGCGTATGTGACCGCTTCAACCGAATCCTCTGACATAAACACAACTGGCGGGATTCAAGATACGGTCACAGATATTGTTGCGATTGGGGCGCAACTCCGATTGATGTCGCCACGTGAAATCAAACGCAACTTCACCGAATC